CTGGTCTCCGAAGCCGATCTCTTTGTTCTGCGGCGGTATAGCGATCTCTTTCTTGTCCTCTACTCTGAAGCATTTCAGCTTTCTTCCGATGATGTTGTGGTTGAATTCCACGCCTACTCCGTCATCGTCGCCGTACCAGACTCCGTGCAAGAATGGGATTCCGGCCCATTGTCCGATTCTATCGCACATCACGATTCCGTATGCTTCTTCCTCCGGGCACCAAACCGGGAGCCCGGCCATTGTCTTCAGTTCTTCAATGGTGAGCGGTTCCTGGTTCACTGGCTCTTTTTTAATCATTGGCGTCATCCTCCCAGTTCCATAATCCCATCATACCTTTTGCCGGTATCGGCTCTT